TAAACTTTCTTTTGTGTTAAATCAACGTCTTATACGAAAGATACAAAAAAGTTATACTTTAGGGGTTGACATATACAAAAGAATACCTATGTGGTATAGCACGGCAAGCGTCATGCTCACACCTCCCCGAATATATTCATGAGTGAGACGCAGAGTATCTGACCTTGCCCTCCCCATTATAACTTATGCTAAACATAAGGAACTGACGTAATGTCTGACAAACAAGATGCTGTTGCCAACTTGGGTACAACTAGGAAAGATGCTGTTGTAGACTTGAACCTTGGTGCTAAAGCTACTACAAAATGACATACCCTAAGAATCAAGTACTCCCCTATAGTGTGCCTATTGCCAAGTATGTTCGGCAAGCGGTTCAAGATGGTGTGAGCATTAAGGATATTATGGCTACTGTAGCTAAGAAGTATCAGAATGCCCCCGGCTCTCATGGTACATTCTATAAGCTGTACGGTAATGACATAGCTGAAGCTAGAGCAGAGATTGTCTCTAAGGTTGGTAATGTAGTCGTACAGCAAGCTATGGAAGGACACTTTGCTTCACAGGAGTTATTCTTGCGTAGTAAGGGTGGTTGGAGCCCTCAGAGCACAGTTAATGACCCCGACGAGTATACTGACCCTGACCAAGACTCAAGTGCTATTGATGCCCTCATGACTTTGTTGGGCAAGGATACAGATGCAAACCCTGACACAGAAGACGCAGCGTAAGCTTACAGCAGAATCTCTAAGAGCTTTATCTGATGGTAAGGTACAAGAGGCACTTAAGCAGCTAACACCTGAACAAGCACAAGAGCTACAATACGACTGGAGCTTTTGGGCTAGAACAGATCAACTAGAGCCCGAGGGTAAGTGGAATACTTGGGTAGCTTTAGCAGGACGAGGTTGGGGTAAAACAAGAGCAGGAGCTGAGTGGGTAAGGCATAGAATCAAGATGGGCGATAGGATCGTTCATTGTGTTGCCCCCACTAAAGGAGACGTTCGTAGAGTTATGGTCGAGGGAGACTCAGGTCTTCTGAATGTTTGCCACAAGAGCGACAAGACCTATCGTAAGGCTGACATGGGTTATCCTGTGTGGTCTCCTACTAATAACAGCATGACTTGGGCTAATGGTGCCAAGGCTGTCTTTTTCTCAGCAGAAGACCCAGAAAGACTCAGGGGTCCACAGGCTTACAGTGCATGGTGTGACGAGTTATGTGCTTGGAGAAATGCACAAGACACATGGGACATGATGCAGTTTGGGTTACGTTTAGGTAAACGACCCATAGTTTTTGTTACTACTACACCTAAGACTACCAAGTTATTACGAAGTATCCTAGATGACGAGAAGACTCATGTCTCGACTGGATCAACTTTTGATAATAGTGCTAATCTTGCTGATACTTTCCTTACAGCAGTAAAGAAGACCTACGAGGGTACTAGATTAGGTAGGCAAGAGTTATACGCAGAGATACTAGATGAAGCCTCTGGCGCCCTGTGGAATCGTAAGTTACTAGCTGAGTGTGAAGTAGACAAAGATGACGTCCCCCAACTTAACCGAATTGTTGTAGCCATAGACCCTGCTATTAGTAATAACACTGACTCTGATATGACTGGTATCATAGTAGCTGGTGTTGATGTAAACGGTACAGCTTATGTCTTAGAGGATCATACAGGAAACTATAGTCCTCAAGCTTGGGCAGCTAAGGCTGTTGAGTTATACAGAGAGCATATGGCTGATAGGATTGTTGCCGAGAAGAATCAGGGCGGCGACATGGTAAGACACACATTACACACAGAAGATGAAGCTCTACCTATACGCCTCGTTCATGCGAGCAGAGGCAAGATGGCTAGGGCTGAACCTGTATCTGCACTATACGAGCAAGGCAGAGTTAAACACGTCAGAGGGCTTAACGACTTGGAGGATCAGATGGTTCAATGGGAACCTCTTGGGTCTATCGGGTCGCCAGATAGATTAGATGCCTGTGTATGGGCCATCACCGACCTTAGTCTTAATGGGTACGCAAAGCCACAACTTAAACTAGCATATTCTAGTGCTAAGGGACTCCTATAATGCCCAGAAGATTGAGTAAAACTAAAGCGACCCAAACATTAGGGGTTAGTGGACAGAATGTCCGAAATGGACAGATTCGTTCGGACGAATTTATTCCTGAGTTACGTGGCAAGGCTGCTATCCGTAAATATAGGGAAATGAGAGATAATGACAGTACTATTGGCGCAGTTATGTATGCTGCTGAACAAGTACTTAGAGACGTCAAACTCAAGGTTGAACCAGCTAATGATACTGAAGAAGCTAAGAATGAAGCTCTATTTGTGGAAAGTGTCTTTGATGACATGGAACATTCGCTTGATGACCATGTTGCGGAAGCGTTATCAAGCTTGTCGTATGGCTTTGCTTGGTTTGAGGTTGTCTATAAGCGCCGTGTTGGGCCTACTAAGCAGTCGTATAAAAAGTATAGTAAGTATACTGACGGGCGCATGGGTGTCCGTAAAATTGTTTGTCGTGCGCCTTGGACAGTCTCTAGGTTTGATGTAGACACCAAGACAGGCGAAGTACTAGGGCTTTATCAGGATACAGGTTATGCACTTTCTCAACACTACATCCCAGCTAACAAAAGCCTCTATTATAGAACTACTTCTATTAACGGTGATCCCAGTGGTCGTAGTATCCTACGCAATGCTTACACATCGTACCAATATTTAAACAACCTACAGTCTATAGAAGCCATAGCAGTAGAACGAGAGTTAGCAGGTATCCCTGTAGCTCGTATTCCTTCTGAGTACCTTTCAGGAGATGCTACAGCAGCACAATCTGGTTTTGTTGCCAATCTTGAGCAAATCTTACGTGATGTAAAGTTCAACGAACAAGGCTACATAATCACCCCTAGTGATACCTACCCTGATAAGGATGGTAGTCCTACTAATGTACGTCTAGTAGACGTAGAGTTAATGTCCAGTTCAGGAACTCGTAATTTAGATATTGACCCTATTGTAAGACGTTACCAACATGACATTGCCCGTAGTGTACTTTCTGAGTTTCTTATGCTCGGTGGGGGTAACAATGGATCATACGCCTTATCTAAAAGTAAGACTGACCTGTTTCTACGTGCCTTAGAAAGCTACATCCAAGCTATTGTAGATGTACTTAACAAGCAACTGGTGGAACGCCTATGGCAGCTTAATGGACTTAACTATGACCTGATGCCCTGTATCAAGGCTGGTGATGTTGCTCCGCATGATCTACGTGAGATTGCAGGGTTCCTTCGTAACCTTAACGGTGCAGACATTAACGTCAGTGATCATCCAGAGGTCATACAAGACCTTATGGCTATTGCTGAACTAAACTATGACCCAGACCTAGAGGTCGAAACTGAAACAAATGATCTGCCCGAGGAGGCAGAGGAAGACAAGGAATTATAATATGGGAACTATTACAACAGCCCTGAGTGACCAGTTTAAGCTACAGTTGCTTAAAGGTAATCACGACTTTGACAACTCTATGAGGGTCATTCTTCTAAAGGAAGAAGAGAACCTTGTTAACAGCTACGATGCCACCACCGCTGATATTTCTACGGTAGGTGCTGACGAGGTGTCTGATACTAACTATAATGCAACATACTCCCTTAACGCAGGTAATAATGGTGCAGAAGCTACAGTTGCTTCAGGTTTTCCTCAGATAGCAACGGGTACTACAACTGCTGTTATGGATTTTAATGATGTTACCTTTAGTAACGTAACAGTAGCTTCTGATGGTTGTATCCTTTACAATCATAATAACGTAGGTAATGAAGTTATTGCTGTATTTTCCTTCGGAGGAACAGTCAGTTCTACAAGTGGTGACTTTACTATCCAGTTCCCAGCTCCGGGAGCTACCACAAGTATTCTCCGCATAGCTTAATCTAAGGTAATACCTAATGGTAAAATTCATAGACAGAACAAAGATGACCCTCTCGGGTGCAGCAGGTACAGGTAACTTAACCTTCGGGTCTGCTGTATCGGGGTTTCAAGGATTAGCTGAAGCTTCTGTTGTTGATGGAGATATTGTTAGGTATACCATAGAAGACGGCACATCATACGAATCGGGTACTGGTACTATAGGGCTGTCTGGTGGCACCTACACTATGGCTAGGGCTCCTACATCTTCTACCCTTGCTAATAACGGGGCAATAACAGTTGGAGCTGCTGGCGTAGTAATATTTACTATGTTAGCTCAGGACGTAGTACAGTACCTAGCTGATATAGCTAATGTAGACGACACTACCCCTGCACACGGACAATCCTTAACTTTTGTATCTAGCACTAATAGCTGGGCGCCTGTGTCTCCCTCTGGGGGAATCACTATGGTTGCCAACTTTGCAGCTATGCCAACCAGTCCTAGTGCTACCGACCTAGTTTGGACTCAAGATACTAAAGCTCTTTACATTTGGGATGGTCTGGAATGGGACAGGGTTAGTACTGGTAATCAGTTAGCTCCGAGGTTTACTACAGTCCCACCAGACGTACATGCCCTTAGTCAGAGTGGAGCAGACACTGTTATTACTGCTGTCGCTGTGGACGATGCAGGTTTCCCTATTACGTATGATTGGGATGCCTTTGACGACTTAGGTAACGTGTACAAAACTGGCTCTCTTCCAGATATGATTACCGCTATAAGTAATGTTGCTGGTGCGTTTACTATTACCCCCTCTACAAACACTGCTCACTCAGGTAACATTACCTTTAGAACAAAGGCATCTGATGGTGTAGAAACCGTTGTTGCACTTACTACGGTTAAGCTTATCTTTACTGATTACGTACCTGTACCAGCACTGGTTAGAAACTATGCCAACCGAACTGAACAGTTTGCCAGCAGTACAGGATACATACACATTGTATCTACAAGGAATACGGCCAGCTATGGGGCAGTTTACCAAGGGCCACTAAAAGATGGTAAGTATTATACAGAGTATAAGATACTTACTGGGTCCAGTTTTAATTTTGCTTGGCATGGTATTACTATAGGTTGTTATGATAGGTTTCTTCAAGCAGTAAGTAATACGTCGCCATCTTGGACTTACATTGGTACTAGCGCAAGTGGGGATACTCACTCGGCATTCTACTTTAATTATGCCGGTGGTGCTATGACAACCAGTGTTGGTAATGCCCAGAGTTATGCTTTTACAGGGTTAAGTAACGGTCAATACCCGACTATAAGTGGAAACAGCACCATAACAAGTATAACTGATGATATATATATGATTGCGTGGGACACACCTAACAAACGAGTGTGGTGGGGATTGAATGGCACTTGGACACATACCAGTGGCGATCCTAACACTGCCGGTACAGGTATTTATCTAGCAGACGTTGGCTTAGTTGGACAAATAGGAACTACCTCACAAACAGAATCTCTTTGTCTGGCCTTTTTGGGTGCATCAGGTGGCCACACTGTAAAGGCGCAGATATACGCAGGGGAAGCTAACTCACTAACTTACTCAGTACCTACAGGGTTTGGCAGACAGTAGATGCTAGGCTTTGCCCCCATAGCATCCACCACATTAGGTGGCGCAGGTACTCAGAGAGAGGTAGTCCCAGTTGGTATTACTGGGGTTCAAGCATCTTGTCCAGAACCAGTCTTTACTTCCGTATTCTCTACTAACTCAAGTGTAACCCCTAAAGCAGTTGCTGTCATATCTACAAATGCAGTAAGGGCTCATAACACTACTGTCTGGCATGTAGATGATGAGGTTGGCAGCACAGAGTTTGTTGACAGCATTAATCAGCGTTACAACTTTTTCGACAAGAACCTCATCCTTGGTTCTAGGGATCAAATATACTATCAAGCCGAGGGGGGTGACTCCCGTACCACTGGTCCTATCTGGGATGACGCATTAGTTACGTTTGGTACGGCTGAAGGTCTGTCTATGCAGACTGAGTTGAACGGGGCAGTTAATGACCAGATAGTCTATCAAGATGCCTTTGCACCCTTAACTAATGGTACATACACTTACCCCGCCACTACAACCCCCGGTGGTGTTTATCCTCAGACTCCCCACCTTTTCCACCTAACCCCTGCTGAAGATATTGCTGATGTTGGCGGTGTTAATACCGCTACAGTTACTACACTAGCTGACCCTAGCTTTGAGTTAAGTGTTTCTACTTATGAGAACCTTCCTGTTAATGGCAAAGACGGTGACTACACCGTAGTCGTAGGTCAGTTCCAGATTATTAACACCTTTGATGAAACTAATTCTATCAGAGGTACAACTTATTTTGACCCCTTAGTGACTGCTCAGGCTGGGGATGAAACTACAGACCCTGCTAGACCTTTAGAAATGGCAGGGGAGAATAAGTCAAGAACCTTATTCCACCTACTGCCAGATGAAGAAAAGGGTCTACAGATAAATGAGACCCCTGAGTCAGTACAGGTTCAGACTATTGGTACGGATAGGTATGGGGAAGGGCTGACTGGCTTATATCATTTTGGTGCAGCTTATATCTTTTATGGTATCAGGTTACAACCAGAGACAACAGACGCCAACTTTCCTAACGGAGACCCTGTACCCCAAGAGCACTCCCTACTTTCTACTGTAGGTCTAGGAGCTATAACCACAGAGGTTGTTGAACCTGTTGTAGGCTTTGAGTCAACTGTTACTGTACCTTCGGGGCATATCCAGACAAAAGTCTTGGTCAGGGCTTATAAGGAACTTACACCCCCTCCCATTGACGTAGATATACCCGAATCACTGCAAGACCTGACACCCTTCCCTGTAGGTTTTGATATGACTGTGGGGTCGTTTGATCCTCAGTGGTACTTAAACCCCCCTGTCAAATTACATGCTCAAGATCGTCAGTACGCAGACAGTGTAGTATATCCATACCCTACAGGACTTTCAGAGGCAGGAACTAGCACCACTACCTTTAATATGGTAGCCAGTGTCTCAGAGTTACTGGGTCCAAAGGTTGCAGTAGTACCTATCTACAAAGAGCTTACAACCCTCCCTGACGGAGGTATTTTACAGAATGGTGCAGCAGGGGATGCAGGAGATAACGTCCTTCTACAAGACGGTAATAAGTTCTCCCTTAACTTCCCCTTCGGTTCTACTGGTTTTGAAGCAACTACTGGTTCAACACCCGTAACCACTCAGAGTTTTAATACTATCCCTTGGGACGCAACTCAGTATCAAAGTGAGTTAATCCTACAAGAAAGCTTCTCAGACCTTACAGCTAACCCTACGGAGATAGTCTACAGTAACGACAGTCAAGAGGCTACAGTCTCTTTAAACAGTAGCTTAACTTTTGAAACTTTTGCTAATGCTGTTTGTCTCGGCCAGTCTCTTACCCCTGTCGTAGCAGACCTCACTGCAATAGGTGAAGCAGAAGCAGAGCCTTTAGGAGAACAGGCTGATTTAAGTGTTAACCTTAATGCTACTGGTCACGGCGATGCTAATATTGAAACTCCTGAAAGTTTTGAGTTAGCCCCAGTATTAGGTATCTTAGGGGTAAAAGGTCTAGCAGAGGTTGACGGTGGGGTCGAGGGTACTGTTTCTCTTGAGCCTGTAGGAACAAGAATAGCTGTAGCTGTAAACGCCAGCTTAGTATTAAACCCCGAAGTATCAACCCTATCCGCAACAGGTATTAAGTTTGACTACTCAGCTATAGCCGATTTGTATAACAGGGGTAGGTCACTTAACGTAACTCGCTCACAAGTATCCTTTGTTCGACAGGTTAAGCCTACGTTATCCGCCGGTCAATCCTACAACCTTGCAGCATAAGAGGACAAGACATGAGCCTAGTTTGGCCCAATAAAGACCCAGATGAACTGCTGGATTACAGTATAGACTGGGCGGACATAGCTGCTGGCTTTAATATAACTTCTGTTACATGGTCTGTAAGGTCTAATGATTACCCTACGGAGTATGTTTTACCCGCAGGTTATGATTTAAACACTGCTAATGGCAATGCTTTTGTAGACAGCATACAAAACATCTCTCAAGCAATTTCTGGTAAGAATACAATTATCTATATTGCTGGTGGCGAAGATAGACGAGATTACACATTTATCTGCACTATTACCACAAGCATATCTACAACTATCCAAAGAGCGGTAATACTCCGTTGTAGGAGCGTATAATGTCTAGGACAGAATACAATAAATGGGCTAGAAGTGAAGGTTCTTACGCAAGTAACAACAACGAAAACATAGCTACCTTTAATACTGCTACCTCTAAATATGATGTAACTCACGGCTCTAATCCTACTAAGCTTAGTAAGTTTGTCACATTCAAAGAGGCCAAATGGTTTAAAGAATACCTAGCTAAGTTTTCCTCTGACACAACTCTAGTAGTAACAGTGGCCTCTGGCACTAACGGCTTTGGCACAGGAAACAAGTATTACATTGGAGGAGTAGTAACCCCCTCAATAAATTTTGTTGCTGGTAATACTTATATCTTTGATCAGTCAGACTCCTCTAATTCTAGCCACCCACTTAGGTTTTCTACTACTGCTAATGGTACGCATGGCGGAGGGTCTGAGTATACTACAGGCGTAACTGTGTCGGGTACTGCTGGCTCCTCTGGGGCAACAGTCACAATAGCTGTAACTGGCAGCACACCTACTCTTCACTACTATTGCACAAACCATGCTGGCATGGGAGGACAAGCATAATGGCAAAGGGCTTACAAGCAAAAGTAACAGCACACAACGCCAAGTCTAAGCATAAGGTAACGACCTCTATGTTACAGGCTGTGTATCGTCGTGGTATTGGTGCATATAAGACAAATCCCGGATCTGTAAGACCTAACGTAAGCTCTCCTGAGCAATGGGCTATGGCTAGAGTAAATAGCTTTCTTCGTATTGTCTCAGGCTCTAAGTCTCCTAAGCACGACAAAGACTTATTACCAGCTTCTCATGCTTCTAGTAGTAAGAAGTCTGG